TGTATAATATACTTTTTATTAGTAGCCATGTTAATCGTCCTCCTTTTTTAATAATTTTATTTTATTACAGATTCCTCTGTATATTTAAATCTTTTTCATCTAAATACTCTTTTACATCTTCTTCTAAATCTTTACACCATGGTTCGATTTTTACTTCTTTGGATACTGTTGCAAATATAGTATTCATATCAAAATCCTTAAATCGTGCTATCCTATGAAATAACCTATTAAATTGATATAAAGTTAAATCATCAGGGCAATGTTTTAAATATGCCCATACGCTAGTATACATTGATTCAAAACTTATGTTTTCAGATTTCTTCCTTTTTAATAATCTTCTAAATCTATTAAAACGTTCTATTTCAGGATTGGGGTTAGGTCTTTCATAAGGAATAGCATTAACTTGGCATATTAATTCTTTATAATATTCAAATTCTTCATTTGTTTTGATTTTATAAAAAACATCTTCATTAAAGAAAAACTTAAATGCTTCAACATACCCTTGATATATTTGATATAATCCTAGAAATTTTATTTTATATCGGCCAATAAGTTTTACAAAATCAAATAATGTTGTTTCTTTCAAATGTTCATAAACCAATTTTACATTTTCATCTAAATCAAATGATTGTTTAAATAGTTTTAATAAGTGTCCTTTTTCTAAAAGTAAATATTGTAAGTGTTTTATAAATATAGGATATTCTTTTACTTTAACGAACCTTAAAGTACCTATTTCTGTTTCTATTGAATCTAGTAATATATAAAACTCCTTCATATTTTCCATATCAATATCCTCTTGTAGTAGCATTATAAACTCTTATAAATACTGTTACTCCTGAATATCCATTTTCAATTTTATATGGATTACTTACATTTACTATTTCTGTTTTCCCTAATCCTGCAATATGCTTATTATCTATTGATTTTGCAATTTCATGGATAATCAAATAGGCTCTCCATTCTCCAATGCTATGTATATACCAATATTTATTTGGTATAATAATATCTAAAGCATAAATATCTGCACTTACAATTTCGTCTAATTTTTTAAATTCATATGGATTGAAGAATAATATTGTCCCATTTTCAGTTAATATATTTTCATTAAAAGGTACAGGATATATACAACCATCGTTTTTGCCATTGTTAATAATATTATTAGGAGATATGTTAGGAAGTGCATTATCAAGTGGATTAGTTTCTCCTAAATACTTAATATATCTTAAAAAGTTTTGATTTTGAAGCAATTGCAATATAATCCTCATGCCATTTGAACCAATATGTTTAAACTTAAAACTCAATGAATCTTCCAATAAACTGCTAATATTAATCACCTACCTTTAAAAAGCAGTAACCAATATTGTTTTTTCTGCAAATATACTTTCATCATCTACTAAAATTGCTTTTAAAATAAAATTACCAGTAGTATAATCACCTACTGGCACTTCTAATGTTATAGCTGTATCTGTAGTTTCTTTAATATTAAATCTATCGCTTATTTCCCATCTAACTGCTTTATCGTTAACTAACTCACCATTGTAATAAATTTTAGCTGTATATGTTTCTATTCCAAATATCGCTATAGAATCAGCTCCCTCTATCTCAATGACATATCCATCATCTGTTGGTGGTTCAGTTTGTTCTTCCCCTATGTTTATATAATCAGCTATGTTTAAATCCAATCTATCTGTATTTGAATTATATTCATCTTTTTTCATTGTGATATTAATCAAACCTCTTTGTGATAATGTATCAATTTTGGTTGTTTTATAAATATTAAATTTGCTATTATCAAATATAAATCTTTTATCTAATGATATTTTTTTGGTTATATCATTGTTTGGTATTGTTACTAATATTTGGTCATCTGCTAATACTATATATTTTGTTTCTTTTTCTCCTGATGAATATGTTGATGCTTTATTAGTTAATATACAAGGTATTTCATAAATTATAGATGGATTATCAGTATCTTGAAATGTGAGTATATTATTGCATAATGCAATTTTACAAGATTGATGACTTTTTATTGCTTCAACCTCTTTAGAAATTACAATCCAATTTTTATCATCCCATACAACTGTACTTCCGACATCTAATGGAGTATCTAAATATGTTAATAAGTATTTCATTTCACTATTTTCATTATTAAAACTAACATCTTGTATAGCAGCTAAATAATAATTGCCATCAATATTAACTTCATACGCATTTGGAATAGTGTTTAAGTATTCTTCAAAACTTCTTTTCTTTTCATAAATAATTCTTTCTTGGTTTGTACTGCCTTTCCTTAATACTCTATTTTTATAATATTGATAATTCATAATATCACCAACTTAATAGAAGCCATCAAAATTATTGTATGAATAGTTAATTATATATTCTCTTAATTTCTGTCTTGTGCTTTCTTCTAAACTTAATAACTCTTTTAATTGATTAGCATGTGATGATTCTTGATAATCCCTATCAGAAATTGCATCTCTTAATAATCTCTCACGTTTTATCTTAGGTTCTATCCAAGATAAAACCATTCCATAAGCTATTATCCATTGTTCCTCATTGGTTAAATCTTCGTTAAATTGTTTTAATTCTTTATCATAATTAGTCAAATTTTTTCTGCATTGTTTAAAATCTAAACTAATTGCTCTATCTAAATAACTAAAAAGTAAATAATCTAGTTCATCATCTGGGATAATAGCTAATTCATAATCTTCTATTAAATTTAAAAACTTGTCATATATATTCTGGAAAGGAGTAGCCATAAAGCCCCCCCCTTTAATCAAATAAATCTTCTTTGCCAGTAAAATCTTTTATAGCATTTATCTTTCTAATAGAATTAAGCTTACCTTGTTTGTATAAAACAACTGCTCTTTCTACTACTTTTTTAGCTAATACTTCATGCATTTTATTTAAATTAGCCTTAAATTTATCATCTCTTGATCTTAAAATAAATTCATCAATTTCAGTTGGTTTTACTACATCGTTGTATAAATGCTCAAGTCCTAAATATTTCCATACATCCTCTATAGATACTTCGTCACTATCAACATCTATCAATAGTATCCATAACTCATTTAATATTCTTCTATGTGCATTTCTCATAGTTACTAACTCATCTATTGTAATATAATCTACATCGCCATATTCACGCATATCATAAATATTATGAGTTTTAGGACACCTATAAAAGAATCCACCATCATTATTATTCATGAAAAGAACTTGTAAATTTCTATCTATAGTAACTCTTTTTCTAGGTGCTGGTTTTTTAACTGGTCTTTCTGTTACTTGTTTTTCTACCGTATTATCTTTTTTAGCCATTAAATACATTCCTCCCTTTATGATTTTATTAAACCTCTCCCACTTTCACTTCGTTTAGAAGTTAGGAGTATTCTTGTTTTTTTTAGATAGAGGAGGGGAATTAACCCCTCCAACATTATTATGCTACTTTGTAAATTCCAAATCTGTCAGCTAGCAATACTCCTACTCCTGCTTTTCTTCCAAAGAAGAATTCTATTTGTTCATCGTTTCTTGATCCTGGTGGTGTATCGTATACATAAGCATCTCCTTCAAGTACCACCTTGACTATTCTTTCACCATTTGGAACAACTAGTAAGAAATTATCATCTATTGCAAAATTATAAGTTCCAGGAATGTGTGCTTGTGGTAATTGAATAAGTTCAGTCCCTCTAAATACTCCATAGAATCCTATTGAATTAAATTCATCCTTCATAGCATCAGAAGCGTCATCTACTTTGATGTTTGATAGAGCTTTCTTAGTACCAAATACTGCTGCTGCTTGTCCTGTAGATGCTTCTACATGAGCTACCATGTCCAGTAGTTTACCTTCATCAAAAGTACCTTGCTCTTTGAAAGGAGCTGTTAAGCTATCATATGAACTATGGATAGCATTGAAAATTCTTAAAGCTATTCCATTTCCAAAAGATAATCGAACTCTGTCAATCATTTTATTCCAATCAATTCTACCGGCAATGAATCTGTCCAACTCTTCGTATATCTTGATAGCAAGTTTTTCTACAGGAACTATAAGTTTCTTATCATATAATTTTTGTCTTCTTATATCTGTATTACCATTTGCTATTGAAGCAACTCTGAATAAGCTGGTATCCTCTACTAAAAATTCAGGATTGTCTCCTAATTCTACATCTCTAATGTCTGCAAATCTATTAAATTTGTCTACAAGTAATTCACCTGTTCCTACAGATAGTAGTTCTCTTATTACTTGATAAACATCCCATTTATTCTTTTGAAAATTATAGAAATTCCATTCTCCACCGCAAGCATCAATTATAGCATTTCTAATAGCATTTTCTGCTTCTTCTTTGGAATATTTTTGTACTGTCCCTTTATAAGTATCTAAAGCTAATTTTTGTAAATCAGTTAATTTAGTTATCATATCAATCTTCCTCCTTCTTATTATAATTTTTTATTAAAGCACTTCTAAAACAGATGCTTGTTTTCCAGCTAAATATTCTTTAGCTATAACTTTGAATTGTAACTTTTCTCCTGCTGGTGTATCTATTACTGTTAGTTTTGTATCACCATTTACAGGTGCTACAATATCTCCCTTTGCAGGTGCAGTTGCAAATCCATCATCAGTAATAGTTATAATATCGCCTGTTTCAAGAACATATCCTCTGCCTTCTTTGCCAGCTTTTAATACAAATTCATCTTCTAAATCTGGTTCTACATATCCCATAGGTACCGATGCGTGTAATACTAATCTGTCTGATGTTACATCTGCAGGTGTTGTTGCTTTATAAGTTTCACCATCAACATCTAAATCTCCTAATACTACTATTCTTCCGTCTTCTAAATCTGTATCAAAAGTAAAGCTAACAATATGAGCATCTCTTTTCACTTTATCAAGTCTAACTATTGTACTCATGAAAATTCCTCCTTTTTTTATATTTTTTATTTATTAAAATAAACTGATGCTGAACCATAAGGTTCATTATCATCATTATCATCAACTATTTTAATCTTTGTGCTATCTTTCTTTGATGTTTTGCTAAAATTAAATTTCTTTTGTACTAATCTAAAACTTAATTCTTTTTCTAGTTCAACTATATCCATATCCATTGCTTTTCCTCTTAAATCTTCCATATCAGAAGTATCTAAAACATTAGAATACTTGTTGAATACTTCATCAATTTCTGCTTGTTTTTGTTGTTTTATTACATTTTCTTTAAATTCTTTTAACTCTTTATTCTCATCTACAACTTCTTCATGTTCTGTAGATAAATTATTATATTTTTCTTTTAAATCTTTTAATTCTTCTGAAACAATTGAGTATTGTTTTCTTTCTTCTTGTATTTTCTGATTTTCTTCTTCAGTTAGCCATACTAATATCATCTTTTCAAATTCGCCAGTTATTGTAGCCTTTAATGTTTCTTCATTAAATTCATAAGTAAATCTGCCATTATCTACTTCATAATTATTTTCTTCCCAAATATGTCTTTCTACATATACATAATCATCATCAAAATCCATTACATAATAATAAGTTTCTTTGATAATTTCATCATCATCATTTTTAATTATTACTGGATCTAAAGCATTTCTTAATGCTTCTCTTTTTTGATTATAAGTTGAAAATGTTTCTCTCTTATTTTGCTTATTATCAGTTGGCATATTTTCACCTCCTTGATTGTTATCATCTTTATTTTGTGAAAAATATTTTAATAATTTTTTATTTAATTCTTCAATTTTGTTATAAAAATCTTTATTGTCATTGTGTGAAAATTGACCTATAACGTTTAATTCTGCACCTTTCATAGCAGGAGTTAAGTCATCTCCTAATATAGTTACTCCTAAATATCTATATTTCTTTATATTGATACTGCCATCATCATTTATGTCATAATCATCAACTGCTATTTCCATAGATACTGACTTATTTGGTTTTTCTTTTAAAATATCGTATGCTTCATTTAAGTATTCCTTCCATAGATAACCTCTACAAATAACATATTTCCTGCCATCTTCCTCTTGTATTGCATAGTTATTTGTTTCAGGTATTACTCCTAAAGGACGTTCAAGCACAACTACTTTCACACTGTCTTCACTTAATACAATTTCAATTTCATGCTCGCCAAAATCTTTTTCATCACTACCATCTTGTTTCTTTATATATCCTAAAATTGGTTTGTTTTTAAGCGTATCTTTAGCTTCTTCTATTACTTCATCTGAAAAATATGTATTATTTAAATTTAATCCATTATGCATTACTTTAATATCTACAGGAATTAAACTATCATCTAATGAAAAATTTTTGTTTTCAATAATTTTTACAGGTAAACTAAAATATTTTGTTTCCATTTAATCACCGCCTTTAAAAAATCATTTTACTATTGATTAAGTATTTAGTTTTATCTATTTCATTAAAGTTAAATTTAATATTTTTGTCTAAAATAAATGTTGCTTTATTGTTATTTTCATAAAGCAACTTAAATCCATTTTTGATTAATTCTTCTTTTAAATCTTTATCAAAACAATGTATAAACAAATTATCACTTCCTATCTCTATCAGTATCAGTATTATCTTTCACCTCTTCACCTTGTTCCTCTTGTGTAGGTCTGCCTATATCACTTTTACTAGATGATATAGTATGACTTGTTAATTTAGGCACTAAATATTTATCTATATTCAATACATCCTGTTCAAATTTTAATAAATTAACTATTTGAATTGGCTCTAATCCTGTCAAAGCTAGAAAATAAGTTCTACTTAATCCATAAGCTAATAAATCTTTATATGCTTTAACTTTATCATCTCTATTAAAATATGATGTTTCTACAAATTTTATAGAAAATCTTGTTGCTTCTATCTTTGTATTAATATAATTTTCGAACATAGTTAAGAAGGGATAAACTAATGTTTCATCTGCAATTATAGAACGTTTTAATGCTTCTCCACTAGCTTGATGATTATCAAAAATTAAATCTGAAATACCAGCACTATTCCATATGTTTTTTTCTGCTCTTTCTATTTCATCTAATTCCTTAACGGCTGTTTTTTCAAATGAAATAGGATTAATATCAAGTGGATTAGTAGTTATAGCAACACCATCAGGTAAATTCTTTTTAGTAGCCTCATGATAAACTCTGGCTACATCTTCTGAAAATACAGGTTTATTATCTTTGTCTAATGGCAACCTTTGATGTATTAACTTTATTACATCTAACTTATTCTTCCCTTCGATTAAATCTTTTGTATCTTCTAATCCCATTATGTCATCAAACATAAAGCATAATAATGGGAAACCATGAGAGTGATTACCTATTCCATTAAAAGCAAAACCTTTATTGCTTACTGTGTACCAATATTCATTATCTTTATATCTTTCTTTATTGTTATATGCGTTTTGGATTTCTATTGGCAAACTGGTTATGTCTATTTCAAATAATTTATTCAAATTAATATCATAACGATAAACTCCATTTTCTATAGCAGAAATTCTACATAAATGATGAGGTATTTCTTTATATATAATTCCTTTAGAATCTTCTAATTCATACAAATATACTTCACCATTTTCTATAATTCTTTCTAAAATCCAACGGAAATTATGTTTTATATTCATCTTTTCTAATATTTGTGCTGCTTTTAAGTATTCTTCTAATATCTTATCTTTTCTGTCCAATTTAGCTTTTGCATTAGGATATATATAATAATTTAATGTTGCTAATCCTGATAAATATTTTATAATTCTAAAATAATTACCTGAAACTGATTTTAAATAAGCTGAAACTTCTTGTAATTTTTTGTAATTCTTATAGGGATGTTTTAGAAAGTTTCTCACTTGTTGTCTTGTATATTTTCTTCTACGTTGTGCTGTATTAGCTTTTATGGCTAATAAATCTTTTGAAAAGAAATGAATTGCATAATCATCAAGTTTATTGTTTTTATCTTCGTTATGGTTATCTACCACTATTTCACCGCCTTTCTAGTTCCATATTGCATATGATGACCAGTCAAACTCTTGTTTTTGTTTTAATAAATCTTTCTCTAACATATTTATAAAGTAATTTCCATAAGAAACACTACTATATCTATCTTTTCTTGCTGATTTTGGTTCTTGTAATCTTATTAAATCATTTTTTAATTCATATTCTAGGTTGACCATTTCATTTATAAGTGCTGATGTTTGTCTATATGGTATTTCAAATTTAACCTGTTCTTCTATTGGTAATTTAGAAAATCCTTTTAGATTCAACAATACTTCTTTGCCTTCTCTTTCGTCTACTAATAATTTAAATTTACCACGTCTTAAATTATCTCTTAAAAATACTGCACAGTTACTATTAAATTTGGCATCTCCTTTCACACTATATATAATCTTAGGAGAATTAGGAATTAAACATCTTTCTTGCATAGTAGTATCATTCATGCAATCCCATGCTTCATATTCTATATTCCTATCTCTATCATACAAAGGTTGTACTAATTGGTCGTATACACCAAGCCCTAAATTTTGAGTATCTAATACTACATAATCACAATCAAAATCATAATACAACTGTTTAATCCTTATAGCTTGTGTTGTTGTATGTCCACCTACCATGCTTTCCATATATTCCAATTTTCGTTCATATCCTCTTTTAGTAGGCATTGCTGATATAATAGAATAAGCAGAGGCATCATTTTGCTTTCCTGGCATACCTGCTATATCACAAGAAAGAATTCTTATTTCTCCAGGTTTTTTATTTTTATATTTAAAGTTTTTGTCTTTGATAATGCTATAAAAGTTTTTGGGATATAAAGGCAATTCTAATTGTCTATTCTTTTGTAAATCTTCAAATTTAAAAAATGCCTTTTCACTTTCACCAAAGAAAAGACATTCCATTTCCATGCTCCAACCTATCTCATCAAAATCATCTTCACTCATCTCATCTAAAACTTGTTCTTTCATGAGTAATCCTTCTGCTATAGATAACTGATAAGGCAATCCACAAAGAAAATATTTTTTCCCTTCAATCATAGCTTTAAAATAACTTTGAAGTTTAGTCCATGACCAATGTTGTTTATACCATGCTGAAGATAAGTATATTTCTTTATTTCTTTCTAACAAATGCTTATATTCTTCTTTTTCTAAATATTTAGGACTTCGTGGAGCTGTTAGAAATTTTCTTAATACTTTATTAATTATATCTAATTTTACCATTCTAAACTCATCAACAACTATAATGTTAGCACGTTTTGATCTTGCACCATCATTACTAGCTACTATCTTTATCCAGCTACCATTATGAAACTCAACACTAGCATCATTCAATGATGACTTTAAATCTTTTATTTCTCGCCTTAAATTAGAAGATTCATTTCTTATATCTGCTATTTTGTCTATAACTTCTCTAGCTTGTGATTTTCTAGCACTTGCAATTACTATTTTAGTTCCTGGATATAAAATACATCTTACAACACAAAATATTGCTGTAAGCCACGTCTTGCCTTGACCCCTTGCGGCAATGTACATTGCATAATTGTCATGCATCATACAATAAAGTATTATAATTTGAAAGAGTTTTAAAATAATGCCCAAATAATCTTTTACAAATACATGAGGGAATAATCTATAATAACTTGTCCATAATGCAATACCATTCATTAGCCTTTCTGATTTGCTTAATTTTTCTTTGGTTTGATTAAAATTTCTCCCCTTTTTAAAAATGTTTATTCCTTTAAATGCTTTATTTCTATGTACTTGAAAGTTTTTGTATCCTGCCATTAATAATCACCTTCTTCATCGTCAAAAGGCGATTCTATGGTGTATTTTTTAAGTTCTTCTTCATAATCTTCTTTAAATGGATTGTCTAAGTTCAACATTCTTGATAAATGTCCTAAAAACCATATTTTAGTATATCTTAACACGTCTGCTTTCTTCCATTCTGGCAAAGGGTCGGGGATTGGTTTTTCATTTTCCCATTTCTTTATCAAAGTTCCAAAAGTAGCTTGCTCTGTTGCATTGGCGCCTGTTTCTTGAACTGGTTTTATATTAGAGTCAGTAAGTATAGTAGATAATGTTTTCATCAATTTGTCATATGTAGTCACATTTCCAGCTTCTAATTCTTTATCCGCTTGAAGTTGAGTTTTAGCTATATTCTTAAATAGCATTACTTGTACTGGGCTATCACACTCATAATTGTTGACAAGTTCCATGTAAAGTTGTTCTAATCTCCTGTATTCCTCATCAGAATACCCTTTCCCCCAAAATGCTTTCATTTCAGGAGTAACTTCAAAATCATCCGTAAATATATATTCTTCCTCGTTGTTATCTTCGTTTATTTCATTTATTTCATTTAGCTGAAACATTTCACCTTCTTCAAAACAAGTACCAACATTGTTTATGTCACCAAAAGAATTGATTTGCTTAAAATAAGATTGATATAATTTCCATCCTGTTTTTTCTGAATGTTGTTTTGCGCCTTCTAAACTGCTTTCAGAATATGGTAAATCTAACAATCTACAAAAGTTATAAATAGTTAATCTATCATCTTTGTATTTATTTTTATATCTTTCATAAATTTCGCCAATACAGTCTTTGCATACTGGAATGCAGCCTAATGCTTTATATAAATAACTTGATGATATATAAAATTTGCTTATAGGTTGACTTTTGCCGCAACATGTACAAAGAAGAGAGTTCTTGTTTTTTGCCATTTATTCACCACCTTTATTTAATCATTGGCACAAAAGTATCCCTAAAATTTATTTAGGGATACTGTTCTGTCAACAATTTTATAATTTTATATTATATACCTTTTGCTCTTCTTGGCTATCTAACTCATCTAAAAAATAAGTTTTTATATTATTATAATTTACTTTTTCGTCATTATTGTATTTTATAATTGTGTAGCAATAAGATTGAGGAGCATAATTTAATTTACCATTATCTGCATATTTTTGAGGTTGGCATAAACAACCATTCTCTATGGCAAATTTATTTTGAAATCTATCTACAAGACCACTGCTATATTTATGAGTGTGTGTTATAACTAATACATCAAATTCTTCATTCCTGTTTAAAAAATGTTGTGTTGCACTTTCTAACATTTTCCCTTTTACTTTACTGAAATCTTTTTGATGACATACTATAATTTTGTTATCTATATTCACAAACCAATGAGGAATATATACTATATCAGACAAACCTTCGTATTTTTTCTTTTTATCCTCGTTGTATATTGTAAAGCCTTCTGTAATCATACCTATCAAATATGGATTAATAAATTTTTGCATATC